CAAAGACTTGAGAAGATAGGTATACCAGTAATAGAAGTGCCTCCTCAATTTGTCCCTGTTTATGATAACCAAGATTGGTGGAAGAGATAGTAGGATTATATGATGTTAATAGTACCACAACATATCATACCATTGCAAAAAGAAATTAAGTGTGGGGATTATGTACTTGTAGGATACAGTCCTTTGGAGAAGGAGGCCATGCTACGTTATGGCAGTAGTTACTACTCAGTTAACCAGTTACAACGAGCAGCTTGGGACCATAATGAGGAAGCATTCACTGAAGAGACACTGTTTTTCATAAACCAAGCTATACAGCCTTTGGTTGCTAGAGCAGGTCTTTTGTCTGGAAAATAATTTATTCTACTTATATATAATGATAATGAAACGAGGAATAACAAATGGGTAATAACGGCCGACTTCACAAGAGACGATCTACTGCACTGGTGGTAAGTACAGAAGATACCAAACAACTGACCGCAGCCGTAGCAGAGCGTATGCAAACTGTTATCAAATCCTGGAAAAGGTCTCTCGGCACAGATTTGCTCATTCCTCCTGACTTGTCTGCTGACATAAAGCTGTGGAAGATTTTGATACAGCGTTATAAAATAGGAGACGTCCGAAACACACGCGACGAACTTAAAGCTGTAAGAAACATAGCTCAGTGGTCATATGATATGAATTGTGTATTGAGGAACCAAAAGCGTAAAATCCTGCAATGGAAGGACTAGGGAGACATGGATACGAAGAATGGCCGGATTTATACACCGTTAGAAACATTGGAACGGAGAAGTCTAGAAGAGATGCTTATCCCACCCACTCAGAAACAGGGTATGAGAAAACGTGTTTCAAGGAACGATCCATGCCCGTGTGGTAGTGGATTGAAGTTCAAAAAGTGTTGTTTGAAGAAGCACAAGAAATAATTGGATCCATGGAAACTCCGGTAGCATAACACAAAAAGGATAAACTGGTTTCGTGCCTAGGAGCGATTCGAGAGTCCATGCTACCCCGCTAGGCCCGAGGGTAAAGGCTGAATAAATATCGGGCGGAGAGACAAGCCGACATATGCGACTTAGATATCGATGTCGCCCGGAGACCATGGGTTTTTATTGTGGAGGGTAAAAAGATGAACGTAAAAAAACTACTGAGAGTGAGAAAGGTTGCAGAGATGATGGAGTGGTCACTAGTCATTTTCCTGGCTGGTCTGGTGGCTGGAGTAATTGGCATGGGGATTGTGAATTTGATAGGCATCGATCCGATAAACCTTTGGATCGACGATCTTTTGCTGAGGTGGGAACTATGGGTGTAGCAGAGAACATCAAGGCACGACAAGCTGCCGAGGCAATAGTGACTCTCATGACGGAAGAGGTGTCATTGAGAGACCATCATCATTTTTGGAAGACGATTGTCAAAGGAATACCAATACAATATCTTCCAGTCAAAGAGATACCGGCTTTGAAACCCATGTCGGATGAAGAGGCAGGAAGGTATGAACTAAGAACATTGGGGTTTGGCAAATATGCAACTGTCAAGATTTGTGATGTGCCAGTGGATTATTTAGTCTTCATTGCCGAAGACACAATGCATGATAACCTGAAAAGATACGTTCGCAGCAATCGGGTACAAAGGGAACAACTAGAACCAGAAGAGGAAGAACTATGCCCCTAAAAATGCAAACATCTGGCAAGATAGAAGGTCAGAGCAAAGAGTTTACGCAGTATGAAAAGGACATTCAAAGTGGTAAGATACCATGTCCATTCACAGCACGGTTTACTGAAGGTAAACTTGTTGTAGCAGAACAGCCTGTACCTTTAGCACCTAATGGCGATCCCAAGATTCATCTGTTTTCAAAAGACCCCAAGAAACAAGTATTTGAGGATGTGAATTATGCCGAACGATTACGAAACCGAAGACGTTAAAAAGAAGGCTGAGAAAGATGCGGGGAAGGTTCGACCGGAACGATTTTATGAGGATGATCCAGAAGGTGCTTTCGAAATTGTAAAGCCAAAGAAGAAACAAGACAAGTAGTGATGCTTGTTTGAGATGGGTGCAGACTGTGTGTGTAGGTTAGTTGTAACAACCCCTTTACAACACTCAACCAACTACACAGTCTGCTTTTTTTAAGAAGAACAAAAACATGAAGTTCGACAAAGAACATTTGAATGCGTTACACCAATCGGAACAAGCACAGGAATTGCTACTGGACACTATTCCGACATTCCTTTTCAGGTTCTATGACAAGTTGGTAAAGGAAGGTTTCGATAAAGAACAAGCAATGTTACTAATACATTGTTATCTTTCTGCAACCATAACAACAGCCAATGTAAATGTAACAGAGGATAAAGAATAATGAAAGCGAGACCTACCATAGCTGAGGTAAATTGTACCAGACTCCAGTTTGATCCAGGAGATAGAATATTGGTACGAACTACGAGGCGGCTGGACAAAGATCAAATAAAGAAAATGCGTCAGCAGCTAACAAAGTGGGCTGGTTGTGAAGTTGAAATATTGATAGTTTGTATACTGGATATGGATATATCAATAGAACAGAAAAAGAAATGAGTGATCTTGGCTACAAAGATGTCTTAGAAGATAAAGAGTCGTTGGCCATCTTCCTCCGAACTATGGCAAAGTTTGATAAGTACTTCTGCGAGGCTATGACTTCTGGAGTAGACTTTACATTGAAGATGGAAATTCATGGAAACAAAAGTGAGTTGATACACTGTAGAGTGCATAACGATGCTTTTGAAAGACCAAAGAAGTACAACACGAAGATCATGCAAAAAGGAAGAACTGAATAAAATACAAAACATATCTTGGCTAGAGACTACGGTTCATATATATTGTGAATCGTAAATCATCTAGGCGTTCGAAAAGAAGCTGCGATGGAATCGCGGATTGCTAACAGGCTGTGATCAGGATACACTAACAAATCACAGTTAGAAGAAGCAACCGCAAACTTCGTCAAGCTTCTTTTTTTTATGGAGACAGGTAATGAGTAAAAATGTAACATTTGGTCTGGGTCCGGCAGTTGGTTTAGCTACTCGTGTCCTCACCATCACTAGAAAGATGAGAGCAGGAGATGATTCAGCACCAGCCGCATCCCATGATGCTGATGCCGGTGCTGCTGTTGAAAGTGTTGTTGTGGAATTGGCAGATGGCACTATTTGGCAAGGGGTATTGGTGGATACAAAAACCAGTGGAGAAATAAGTGCCGGGGATGTGCTGAATTTCCATACAGGATCATTACAGTTCCCGGGACCGAAGACAGGAGACAGGTTGTGTGTCTTGTCTATGGAGGATCTCAGTTCTTCATCCAGTCCTAGTTCGTCTAGTTCGTCTAGTTCAAGTTCGTCCAGCATGTCGTCCTCAAGTGCTTCGAGCGTGTCTAGCGTAAGCTCGGTATCCTCTAGTTCGTCTAGTTTGTCTAGTTCCAGCTCGTCCAGCAGCTCGTCTAGTCTCAGCTCGTCTAGCAAGTCCAGTACGAGTTCGTCTAGTGCGTCCAGTGTGAGTTCATCCAGTAGCATATCTACTTCATCGTCGTCGAGTAGTTCGTCCAGCAGCATATCTACTTCAACGTCGTCGAACAGTTCGTCCAGTACGTCATCTACGAGTAGTGCGTCCAGCTCAAGTTGGTCCAATTCGACAAGTAGTGAGTCCAGTTCGTCTAGTTCGTCTAGCCAGTCCAGTTCGAGTTCGTCCAGTAGTCAGTCGAGTTCCAGCCATTCGATATAATCGTGTTGGATATAACAAAATCGAAAGGAAAATAAAATGGCAGCATTATCAAAGAACCATTTTAACAACATACTACGTGTGTTGTTAAACAGTCAAATCGACAGAGTGACACAAATTCGTCATGTGACCTTCAACCAACTGAAGAAGTTGAAGGTCAAACGCGACCGGTCTAAAGCCGTAGCAAAAGCTCCGAGTGGTAGTGACCAAGCAGATGTGGGTTCACTAATCACTTGGATAACAGCTATCAAGCGTGCGGATGGAGACGCTGTAAAGCAATTGGTAGTACTTGACGCCACTGCTTGTAAACGAATGGATGGATAGATATGTACCTTAGTTTTGAACAGGTTGCTGCTACAGATACAGCAAAGACTGTAACAGCATTCACGATACCCGCTAATGCGACTATGGTGGAGTTGCAATCTGATACCCAAGATGTGAGGTACACGATGGATGGCACAGTACCTACACAAGCAGTTGGTATGGTGCTATTGACCAGTTTGCCAGCCAAAACGTTTTTGGCTGAAGATTTTCGTAATAGCCAATTCATACGGGGAGCAGCGACGGATGCCAACTTAAATGTACACTATATAGCAGGAAGAGATATATAGTGCCCATATGCCGGATCCTGTTATGAACAAAGAGTATGCAGATAGTAAGCAACGGGCTGCTGTCTGCCTTTCACAACGGAAAACAAGTTTATGAATAATGAATGGTTAGTTGAACAAATACGTAATCGAAAGCAGAAAACTGCTTTTGGCCGTGGTATAACAACAGCCGATAATTTTGTCAAAACACTTGCTGATGCGGCAGGTTTGGATGTTTGTTACAAACGTATGTCTACTCGCAGCATCAGTTTTGATGATGTTATGCAGAAAGCGGCAAAGACGTTAGTATACTCTAACGATGAAATGGATTTAGAAGCCAAAGCGGATTCTCCACATAAGTTCAAAGAGATAATGAAGGATCTGCCGAAAGGAATCAGGTTGCCTAAAAACACTTTGATGCTCTTCCGGCATAAGCTCACAACATCGTTAGAAGATCGGGATAAGGATATCTTACATCCCGAAGGTATGGAACTTGACTCCAAGATGTTGTTACTATGGCAGCATGTACACACCATGCCTATTGGTAAGTACTTGCATACTATTTCACAAGATGATAAGTGTGTGCGTGTATTGTCGGCTGTGGTGGATATAAATACCACATCTCATGACGCTGCTGTTATGATCGACAATGGAATGGGTCGTTTCTCTCATGGTTTCAAAGCCACGGAGTTTGAAAAACGCAAGAGTATGAGTGGCAAAGAAACGGAAGGGTTTGAAGTCCATCGTGCCGAAGTGATGGAAGAATCTTTGGTTAGTGTTCCTGCTAATCCCGGGGCCGAAACGGAAGAGGTTCTGTTGTCGTTGGTTGAAAGTGGCAAACTTACATCTCCTGTGATGAAGTCCATAGGGGTATCATTGCGAGAGAAGAAACCCACACAATCACAGGGTATCACTTATAGGGAAGCGAAGGGGGATCTAAGCAAGGAAATAGTTTGTGCTTCTTTTGATGAGTTGAAACAAATAGTTGACAGTGGCCTTATTGCCACCAAGAACGAGGAGAACACAGATGCAGAAGAATCAGAAGATAAAGGAGAAAGCAAAGCTGGTGACGGAGAAAACGCCACCAAGGATGCAACCACCACACCAGAAGAAACCAATGGATCTACAAACGAAGAGCCAACGGGGAAAGCAGAAGGATCAACCAGTGACTCAAAAGTAGCAGAAAGCTTTGCCTGTGAGTGTTTGGAATGTGGACACAAAGTTGAAACAAAAGAACACTGCAAAGATGTGAAATGTCCCGAGTGTGGAGGGGATATGAGGAGAGAAGAAAGACCGGGACCGGGTAAGTCTAAGAAGTCAGTTTACTTGGAGATTCCAGGATCCTTCGAACATTTGATTCAAAAAGTACGCGATTGCCTAAGTAAGAAATACTCCAATGCTTCCCTGGAAGCAGTATTTCCGGATGAGATTGTTTTCTCTTCCTATGGACCATTGGTTGCCGGTTCAGGATCGGATTCACCAGCTTCTATAGGTGGTGGGAAAGAAATCCATCACACAGCAAACTGGACAATGGACAATGGTGGTGTACAAATTGGTGAGTCAAAAGAAATTGAGATCACAGCCACGTTCCGAGAAAAGGGACATGGCAAATTGAAACTTATCAAGCGTAAGAGTATAACGCTTGAAGAAGAGACGAAGGAAGATGTTTCGTTAGAGATTGCAAAGGTTGTTTTCTTAACAAAAGCGTCTACGGAAGATAGAGGTCAGATGTTAGAAATCCTTCGAACAATGGCTTCGGTCGAGGAGCGCAAACAAAACACCAAGTTGTTTCGTTCACTGAGCAAGTAGGATTTGTCATTTTGTATTGACAACCTACTAAAGTTAGCAAAGTAAAGAGAGGATTATCCAAATGGATATCAACAAAAGAATGAAAAAGTGGGCTGTTGCGAATTTGGACACCAAAGCCGATGCGTCGGACGAAGAGTTCAACGTTGCACTGGCCAAAGCCTTGGTTGACGGTGACTTGTCCGGCACTAAGTACGTCGAACTCACAAAGGATGAAGAGGACGACAATGCCCAGAACCTTTCGAAGCAGTTTGGTCGTTTAGCCGACAACCTCGAGAAGGCAATCAAGGTCATTTCTGAAGAAGAAAAGGCTATAGAGAAGCCTGAAGAAAAGGCTATAGAGAAGCCTGAAGAGAAGCCTGAGGAAAAGGAAACGAAACCTCAAACCAAGGAAACCAAAGTGGTTACCAAGATGGCGAAGATGCTGTCTGAGATGGGTGGCATCTCAGAAGTAGAAGGCAAGTCGTTGGATATACGGGTTAAAGAGGCTGTTGAGTCTTACAACCATACAAAATCGGCGATGACTTATCCGTCCCATACAAAGGGACAAAAACCACATTCCCTTGCCGGACAACCGGTGCAAGACTTGGGTCGTACGTTGGAAAATCCTAGCGATCGCGACAAAGCTCTAGCAGGTGTATGGGCTAAGTACCAGCTACTTAGCGTAACACCTCGTTTGGCTGGAAGTCCCCAACGAGCTTGGGAGAAGTTGTCCGACCATGAAAAATCTTTGCTGGGTCATTTGACCGAGCATGAGGATTGGGATGATTCGGTTGATGGAAAGTCACGCACACGCAAAGGCTATCCTGGAGGAATCAAAGCGTTGATTGATGATTCTACAAGTGGTGGTCTTGAGTCGGCACCAATTGTCTTCGACGATCAAGTCATTACGACCCCACTGCTCAACGGTGAGTTGTATCCTATGGTTAACGTCAAACCATTGGATCGTGGACGTCGGGTTGAAGGCGTTTCGACTGGTACGGTCACCGGAAGTTGGGGTGGTGTTGATGATACAGCAATTACGCTGTTCGACACAGCCTCCTATATCTCCGCATTCGACACAACCATTTTCCGATGGGAAGGTTCCGTGCGTATCGGACTTGACTTCCTTAGTGACACACCGATTGACTTCGGTGCTCATATCACTGGACAGTACGGCCAGCGATTGCTCGAAGATTTGGATGATGTTATTGCGACGGGCAATGGCACAACCCAACCTGAAGGTATCGTCAACAAAGCAGCTATCACAGCTGTTGCGTGGGGTGGTGCTACATCTATCGGGAATTATGAGTCGTTGCGATTCGGAGTTGTCAAAGCTGAGCATCAATCAGCCGTAAAGGCATCTGCTGTATTCTGTGGTACAGAAACCAGTTATGCCCGAGCCAGAGCACTCAATGTGGGTGCCACAGATGCGCGTCGTTTGTTTGGTATGGACTACGATTCCTATCGTTTGATGGAACGTCCGTACAAGATCAACGAGAGTATGGACAACACTGACATCTTCTATGCTATAATGGCAAAATACCGTATGTTCCGCCGACGTGGAATCACAGTCCGTACCAGTACGGAAGGTGATACATTGATTCGACGGAACGAAATGTTGATCGTCGCAACAGCTCGTTACGGTGGACAACTTGAGCGGGGAGGTTGTGGTGCTTTAACCACAACAGCACCTGCGTAAGCGTGATGTAACCTGGCAGAGTTCTTACCCTTCTGCCGATGCAAACCATCTTGGGAGGTTTGTTCTTCACCTCCCAAGATGGGCTTTTTAGTTGGAAGAACAATAGTTACTAAAACAAAAAAGAGGAACAAAAACAATGTCTCAAGTATTAGAAGAAGTTAGTATTTCAACATTCACAATCGAAGCAGACCACCCCCGAAACAGTGATTTGTTATTGCAGGCAATTCCCAACTGTAGATTGCGTTCGATAATCACGGCAAGCCGAGGAACCATCCGCAATCGTCAAAGCCCCACAAACGAACCGGTTATACCAAAGGATCAAGCACATCACTTAGGATCACTGCCAGTGATTCCTGGTATGCGTCTAACCGTAGATCCACAGAATCTTACTTATGTGGTGTCGGATCCTTTGTACGAGGATAAGGCATTCTGTGAACGAATTGAAAGCGCTTTGCGCACAGACGACCGTCCATTGATCATCAGCAATTTGAGTGGTGTACCACCGCTCACTGGTGAATTGGATGTTCATCGGATGAAGACGTTGTGCCGAGAATTGGTATGGATCTTGGATGAGAAACACGCAAAAGTTGTGAAAGGTCCCAAGCCGGATATGGAAGACGTGGATGAACTGCCAGGTAAGTACCTTTTGAACCCTGGTAGTCAAGTGCCTAACAACCAACCGGTGTTTGAAGAAGACTTGCCAAAGTATTTGGACAACATGCGAAAGTCGGGTGGCTAGATATGGCTAACCAACCTTCAGCCGCTGTGCAAGCTGCCAGACAGAGAAGAGCAACTCGTTTGTCAGATAAAGCTCGGTTCAAGTGGTTCATTAACGACGTCATGAAAATCACTCGGATGACGGTAAGAAAGCGTGTGGGAATAGCTGCACAGTATTTCCGAGACAGAGTTGTGTGGAACATATCCCGTCCTGTTGACAAAGTAATGGGTTCTGTGACAGGTAGAATTGTTGTAACAAATAGATCCAAACCTGGTGAGTATCCAAAAGCGGATACTACCCAGTTGATGAAAACCATTTTTGTACATGTTAGAGGACGTGGAGATGTTGTAGATGCGTACATAGGCACTCCTTTGGATTATGGATTGATATTGGAAACCAGTAAACGGTTGGACCGATCCTTCCTGAGAAAAACATTAGAGAAGGAACGAAGAAACATTGAACGACTAATAGATGGACCGATAAAGTAAAATGCCCATCAACTCAGCAGATATACTGACAGCTATTTCAAGCCTCTGGGAAACTGGTGAGCTTGATGCTGAGTTTGTAACTCTAGGAGGAGCAACTCCTGTATTATGGGATCAACAACCACCCGAAGGCCATGCATTTCCATACTGTGTGATTGGGATGGTTGAGTATAGTCGTCAGGTAAGAATGTCAGCTGCTAGCGAAGATACGGGTACACGGGAAATACGTGGAGCTGCAATTAAGTTCACTGTATTTGCAAAGGATGTATCTGCTGATACTAGAAGTGCAAAAGAGATAGCTGCATATCTCGTGGAAGAGATAATGAAGGTTTTTGGCGGTCATCCAACAGTTAGTGCAACCACAGACTTGACCTTGAGCAATGGTAATCATGTAACAACAACATTCGAATCGGATATGAGTTTGTTTGTTGAAGACGATATTCACCAGTGGGATGTGAACTATGAAATTATGGTTGATATCCCAGTGGCGGCATAACAAAACAGGAATAAGACAATGACTAGAAGTATAACCTCTAAAATAGCTCTTAGGATTACAGGTACTTTTACCAATACTTTGAATGATACAGCATCAGTATCGGTCAGTCAGCCATCTGTAAACCATACATTGTCGTTGACTAGTGGTGTGAGTGCTAGTGAAGCTAACCGGACATGGGCTAGTGAAGATAGAGCGTTAGCAGTGGGGGATCAAGAGACTTTTAACTTATACGATATGGAAGGTATTGATATAGGTGCTGGAACCGCCTTAGATGCCCTTGGACAAGCTGTGTTGTTTGATGAAATAGTAGCCATAGCAATAGTCAATGAAAATGCAGTTGCGGCTGCAGGGCTGCTAGAGATTCTACCAGCGTCGGCTCATGGATGGACACCAATAGGCACGCATACAGTAGCGACAGGTGGAGCTTTAGGTGGGCAGGGAGTTTTGCTCAAAGTGAACATAGCGGAACCGGGTTTTGATGTAGAAGAGCTTGTGAGCGATAGAATCACGTTTCGGGCGAGTGGTGGAGCTGTTACATATTCCATCTACATACTAGCCCGTCATGATGATAATGAGTCGTCCAGTTCTAGTTCATCACCAAGTTCTCTTTCTAGCTCGTCTAGTTCTAGTTCGTCTAGTTCCTCCAGTTCGTCTAGTTCGTCTAGCATTAGTACAAGCTCATCCAGTAGGTCAGAAACAAGCTCTTCAAGCTCGTCAATAAGTACATCTTCTAACTCGTCCAGTACGTCTAGTTCGAGTTCGTCCAGTTCTAGTTCGCCCAGTTCGAGTTCGTCCAGTTCGAGTTCGTCCAGTTCTTCACAAAGTGAGTCGTCCAGTAGCGTAAGTGCTGGACCGTAAATAAGGAGTTTTTGAATGTCTAACACTAACACCCTGTCGGGAAAAAATGGTAACGTCTCAGTTGCTGGTACAGCAATTGCCCGCCTTACCCAATGGTCAGTGAACGAAAAGTATGCCTCAGTTAGTGAGTGGGGTGATTCGGATTCTGCCGGGTATACAAACAGATTAGGAGGTCGTAAAGACGGAACATTCTCTACAGAAGGTAAGTACGATTCTGATACTCCGGCATACGACTTGTTGGCTGCTGATGATATAGCCATCTGTCTGCTTAACATGGATGCTGCTGCCACTTTTTGGAACTTCCCTCGTGGTCTCGTTTTGGACTTCAGCTTGTCCGTCAATGTAGATACAGGTGAAGTTATAGGGTGGACGGCTAACTGGGGATCTGATGGAATATTCTATCGTCCTGGGTATCCAGTGTAAATACACACGTTTATAATTTGAAATAGTCATAAGGAGAAGAACAATGGCTGAAGATGTTGCAAGGGCTTTGGGAGCCAATGGTCCTTTAGTTGTAAAATTTGGAAAGAAAGAATGTCCCGTTCGGCCTTTGTCAATTAGAGAGTTGGCAGAAGCCGAGCGGATTTGTATTGAACAGTATAGGGACGACTACTTGAAGATATGGAGGGAGCAATCAAAGTTTCTGGACAACGGTCAAGATATTTTGATGGAAAAGATTGAGATAGCTGCGAAATGGGATGTAGGTGATCTGCCTTCCAAGCAGGCATACGATCTGTCTGCTGTGCGAGTGACAGATGAATTGAAACAGTTACTCAGTGAGGCTTTTGACATAGAAATAGCAAAACTGATGGACAAGAAAGCCAAGAAATTAGCGGTTTCGCTGTTAGACCAGGGCACATTGAGTCCGGAGGCTTACAAGAAGTTGGTGGGACGAGCCATTTCACCTGTCAGCATTCCTTATGTTAGTTGGTGGATAACAGGAGCTTTTGATGGCATGATCTCTTTTCTTTGGTTGTGTTTCCGGAAGTATGGGATCACTAAAGAGGAGGTCTTGGAAAAGATGTCGGAGGATCAAGCCTTACTAATTGAAATCAGTCAGGAGCTGGAACGTATAAGTACTCCAGAAATGGGAAATGGGTGAGGCCCACTGTTGTAGAAGATGGTGTAGACAGTGGGTCGCCAAAAGAACTACCACCCGGTTTGACATGGGGAATAGGTCCGAGGGAAATACGAATACTCTGCGACAACCCTTGGGATGGAGGTGGTGGTAGGTGTGTAGCAGAGGTGGGAGAAATGACGTTGGACCAAATCTTCATGTTACTAACTGACAAAAAGAATCTAAAAGGTAGAACGGGCAGGATTCAATCAAAATCGATTCAGGAAACTGAGTTGACTCCTGATGCTGATGGTTTCATTCCAGGTCGTGCGGCTGATAATACACCCATCAAAGCTAGGATAACAGGCAAGTCAGTTGCTAAGCGGTTGTGGGAAGCTGCTGAAAATGAGGAAGCTGAGAAGAAGGCTAGGAAGCCTTCTCGTAGAAATCGGAGAAGGAGAAAATAATGGGACTTGAAATGGGTAAAGCTTGGATTCGCATTCGAGGTGATTCTTCTCATCTAAAACCAGATTTAGATTCGGCCAAAAGAGATGTAGAGGGTTTTGCAGAGAGTATCTCGCAGTCTATGTTCAAAGCGATGGGTAGTGTACTTGCTATGGCGGGTACCTATGGTACTATGATGAAGGCGTTGAGGGGGGCAGGACAATACGAACAAACAGAAATTGCTTTTACAACCATGATAGGTAATGTGAAGGAAACAGAGGAGACTCTGAGAAGTTTGACGACGTTTGCTGCTTTAACGCCTTTCGAGATGCCCGAAATTTTACAAGCCGCTAGAGGTCTGATTCAGTTCGGCGAGCGGGGCGATGATTTGATGGACACGTTGAAAATGTTGGGTGATGCGGCATCAGGTACAAGCACACCATTTGGATTCCTTGCATTGGTTTTCAATCAAATCAGAGGTGTTGGCAAGCTGTTGACGCAGGATTTCCGGCAGTTGAGTACTAGAGGCATTCTATCTTTGCAAGATATCGCAAAGCATTTCAAGGTTACCACAGCAGAAGCCCAAAAGATGTTGTCTGCAGGTAAGATATCTTTTGAGGATGTGAAGAAAATATTCGAAGGACTAAGTGGTGTAGGCGGTAGATTTGCGAACATGATGGAGAAACAGTCACGATCCTTGCTCGGTTTGTGGAGTACGTTCAGTGATGCAGTTGGCATAGCAACAAGAGCAATCGGTGAAGGTTTAATGCCTGTTGCAAAGAAACTGTCAACCGTGGCAATTGTAGCTGTTGAGGCTTTCCGGGCGTGGGTGGGTGAAAACAAGAATTTAGCAGCGTCATTCTTGGGGGCATCGGTTGCAGGAAGTGCATTATTGTCTACCATGCTTTCCCTGAAAGTTGCTGCTAAGTTATTGGGTGTAACTTGGAAAGCGGTGCTTATAGGAACAGGGGTAGGGATAATATTTGTGGCAATTGGGACAGCTGTTTTGATGGTCGTCAATGTTGTGAATAGTTTGATATCAAAATGGTATGAACTGAAAGAAGGGTTCCAGTTTGATATCATGCAGAAGAGTGTGGAAAACTTTGCCGAGGCATGGGAAAACATAAAAGCGGCCATGACTGAAATAGTTAGGGCTGTTGTGACTGTTGGTGTAGAATTTTTGAAGATGTTTGGCATCACTAGTAAGATGTTAGATGATATGCCTGATAACTTAGAGTATGCGTTTGTTTTGATGGTCAAATATACAAGTGATATGGTGTTGGAAGCGTCCAGGTGGTTCAAAGTTCTGGCAACACGTTGGGATCTTACAATGGATTTGTTTGTGGCATACGCTAAGTTGGGAATGGGGAAGGTAGCTGATGTATGGATAAGTGCATACCAACTGATGGGTGCCGTGGTCAGATATAGTATGGAAGTGTGGCTAACAGCTTTCACAAAGACCATAGAAGGTATGATGAGCTTGACAGCTTTGATACCTATATTGTTGAAAAATGTACTTACGGGTCAAGGCATTAGTGGCATGTTGGAGGATATGCTCGCAAAAACCGTCAGTAATCTTGGGAAAGCTTTCAAAGAAGTCAAGTTTGAGTGGGATCCTTATAAGTCGGATTGGACGAAACAGGCGGAGAAAGACATCGAGGAGCTAAAGAAGAAACTCAAACAAGCCTATGAAGACATGAAGGATCCACCAACAGGTAATATTTTAGGCGCATTGTTCAAGACTAGCAAGACATTTGGTGCAGGAGCTGCTCAACCATGGTTGGGACTATTTGGCAAGATGAAGGAGGAGGCTCTCACTTTCAAGGAAATGCTCATGAAAAGTGTGGAGGCTGCCAAAAAGTTGAAATTAGAATTAGAAGAACTTAAAAAGAAGGGTCGGTTGGCTTCCGGAAAAGAGTTGATGGACATGCGAAAGGAACTGGGCTACCTCATAAACGACGTGGGAAAAGGTCAGAAAGCCTATGACAAGTTCATGTCGCGAACGGGCACCACAGAGTCACAAGGAGGTGAGTTCAAGATATTATCGAATCTGATGAATGAAACTACAAACGAGAAGCTTAAGGGAAAGAACAGAAAATTTGATTCGGGCAGAACAGGATTCTCTGAATATTCGGATATGATACAAGATGTGTTGTTGAAGAAAGACGATCCGGCGATTAAGCTTTTCAAGCTGACAGAAGATCAACAAACCCGTCTAGAAGAAATCAGAGATGCGGTGAAGGATATTGAGGGAGGTTTGACATGAGCTTATATGAATCAAACTCGAGCTGGCGTTTGCAAACCATTGACAAGACTAAAGTTAAGTTGGTGAAACGGTCTGGGCAGATAACTCGCCCAGGAGGTTCCGCTACAGAAGAATACATAATACGTGCGTCGGATTTGGAAGCTTTTATTAACACGGCCATGCCTATTCCTACTTATACGGCTATAGGGTTGGTGTACAATGCAAGAGTATCCTTCTATGGCATACCATGGTTGACTGTGGATAGTGTTAAGTTTACTTCCTTGACAGATTCCAAACCGATAGATCCTTTTGGCAGTGACTCTACAGCTCCTGATGGCACTTATGAAGAATTCTTGAAATGCATAGTAAACTACAAGCCGGCTCAAAAAGGTAAGGGAGGAAGTGAATCGGATCCAAACGATCCCTTCACATTCCTAAAAGTCACCAGTTCAGCAACTGGGGAAATGATACACACACCAGTAACAGGAAAATTCTACTACAAAAAAGAGACATATCATTCGAGCGGTGGTTGGTCTTCTAGTGGAGCATCTTATTATGTAAAAACACCTAATGTTCCTAGTTCGACAAAAGCTACTGTGACACAATGGAATATCACTTGGCCACAAATTCCTTATAAGTATTTCTATACCTACATAAAGCCTAGATTACAAGCGGTGATGGGCACAATGAATTCATCAATTGTGCCTGTAATATTCAATGCTATTCCAAGATCTTTGTTGTTCGAATCATTTTCAGTTGTAGAAGAAGCATCATGGGATGAGGAGTCAGTGTATTATCCACCGATATCATTGACTATGGTGATAAAAGAAAAGAATTTTATGAGTCATAATATATTTGGTTCAGTAAGGGTTTGTTGGCAACATGAGTATGTGGAAGAAAAAGGTTGGGTAACATTATGGGATCCTCAAGGCAAATTGAAGTATGAAGAAGCTGACTTCAATACGATTTGGGGTGCTAGTTAATGGTTATGGATTATAAAGATCTTCCTGACAAGGAACCTGGTGATGATTTACAAGCAGATCATGTAAATGCTCTAAACAGAGCAGCAAAAAGCATTCCTGAAGAATCTATAAATGGTGGTTCTCACTTTCTTGCTGGGAATGCTTCGATGTCGGTGCTACACCCATCATGGTATCAACATAGCATGGTCATCACACACAGGTATAGCTCTATATCTTACCAAGGGATCATTCGGTGGTTTGAAGATTATGAAGATCAATGGAGACCGACGGATACAGATTTGATCAACATATTAAGTTATGGCTTCTATTACGACCGCTTTGGGATAGCTCAAACACCGGAATACTGGGCAGTGGATTCGAGTAATATCCGTAGAATGTTTGATCCGGGCGACAAGATTTGTGTGTTCTGGGACAGACAGCGATCCATGTATGTGCCTGTAGAGGACCAGCATATACAATACTTCGAATTGAAAGAGGATCTATGGTCAGGTGGTCAACATGCAATTGCTCACATGCGATATTGGGATATAGTTTCGCAGGAATGGATAACCGATAGGGCGACTTCTGCTGAAATAACAGTATATGATCGTTTGGGTCTTTACTCTGGGCGAGCAAGAAACAAATTTGCCAAACCAAACGAACGGGGGTCATATGGCACAGCAGTTTTGAATACAGTGAAGAATCAGTGGGAAATTGTTCAACTGGAGCCAACCGTCCTTTGGATTGTGGGTTCGTTGTCAGCTAAAATGGACCATACAACACCACCAGAAAATGGTTCCATTAATCCAGATCCAGTAGTGGCCTTTCCTCCTGGTGCTATATTCACTGACTCAGATCCTTCTGAGAGTATACTTTGTGACAACCCGTTGAAACTATGGGGAGATTCGAATGATCGTGCAGAAGCAAAATGGAATGAAAGTGAACAAACGTTTGAGTTTGTGCATATAGATTCTTACGATTCTAGAGATGTGATAACAGACGTTTACTGTGTTGATGATGACATCGTAGTTTGTACGTCGAAGTTGCACTACTTCCCGCCTAATAGAATGGATGCTGAGATATGTCCATACTAGGGGTAAAACTATGGCTCATATAATTGAGGAGGCTACTTGTTGCTGCATAGGCAGCAGCTCGAGTTCATCCACCTCATCTACTTCATCCACATCATCTACTTCATCATCAAGCAGCTCAAGTAGCTCTAGTTCCACTTCATCCACCTCATCTACTTCATCAAGCAGCTCTAGTTCTACTTCATCCACTTCATCTACCTCATCAAGCAGCTCAATTTCCACCTCATCCACATCATCTACTTCATCATCCAGTTCTAGTTCTACTTCATCCACTTCTTCTACTTCATCAAGCAGCTCAATTTCCACCTCATCCAGTTCCTCT